ATTACACTCTGCCAAACGAAGATGCTTACTACTGTATTATATTTGAGATTAATTCTAAGTGCCTTTTAAAGTATGAAACTTATAAAGGGACTGGTAGCAATCCCTTTGTTTGCTTTAGATGGGCTACTTGTGCAGGGGAAATCTATGGAAGAGGCCCACTTATGAACGCCCTTTCTGCGATTAAGACTACCAATCTTACAGTACAACTTGTTCTTGAGAATGCACAGATGGCTATATCTGGCATTTATCAATTAGACGATGATGGGATTGTAAACCCAGATACGATTAGTCTAGTGCCAGGAACAGTCATACCTAAAGCCCCTAACTCCGCTGGGTTACAGCCAATCAGAGCAGCAGGGAATTTTGATGTAAGTCAATTTATTCTTAATGATATGCGTCTGAACATTAAGAGGGCTTTATACAATGAGATGTTGGGAGATCCTAACAAGACTCCGGCAACTGCAACAGAAATTGCAGAGCGTATGGCTGATTTGTCTAGGCAGATTGGGTCTGCTTTTGGTAGGTTGCAATCTGAATTAGTCCAGCCAGTGCTTCAAAGGGTGGTTCATATTCTAAAGAAGCAGGGAAGAATAGAGATTCCTACTGTGAATGGCAGGCAGGTTAAGGTTAGGTCTGTTTCTCCGTTAAGCCAAGCACAGGCAAGACAGGATATTAGTGCTACTTCTCAGTGGTTGCAGTTAGTTCAGCAAGGATTTGGCCCTGAGATTATGAATTTGCTTGTTAGTGGAGAAGAAGTTGCAGCTTATCTGGCTAAAAAGTTTGGGATCCCAGATGGTTTAATTCGTGATGCTAGCGAAAGAAAGCAAATTATGGAGATGATGCAACAAGCTCAAATGCAACAACAGCAACAGCAAATGATGCAACAACCAGAAGGAGAACAACTTGTCCCCCAATAGATACATTGGTATAGATGGGATGGAGAGAGCTAAAGACGAGGATCAAAAGATAAGTTTAAACATCCAGAGTTTGTTCTCTTCGCCTACAGGCAAAGAGGTCTTAAAGTATTTAAGACAAGTAACTATAGAAAGCGTAAACGGCCCAATGGTTACAGACGAATCTTTAAGGCATCACGAAGGTCAGCGTTATATTGTTGGCTTAATAGAGCGTAGAATTAATCATGCAATGAAGGTGAAATCAAATGGCTGAAGAAGAAGTTCAAACAGAAGAAACAAGTGCAACTCCTACAACTGTAGAAGAGTATTCCGTTCCTGAAAGACCTGAATGGCTACCTGAGAAGTTTAAAACTGAAAAAGATTTGGTTGAATCTTATCAAAGCTTAGAAAAAAAGATGGGGCAAAAGGAAGAGGAT